GCATGGTGGATCAAAATGCTGCCAATGCTATGGAGGGAATATCGCTGGGATTCATTCCTCGCACTTGGCGGGAGGATGAAGTTCCGGAAATGGACGGTGGTGGATACACTAAAACAGGCAAGACAGGTTTGATTGCTAGCGAAAATGGACAGTCAATTATGGACCCTTTCGGAAATTATCACCACATTTCGGGACGGCAGGGTCACGGTGCTACCCGCGATATGCGAGAAAATTTGCTTAAAAATGCGATAGAAAACGCTGGTATCAACACCTCAGGGATAGACATTCGAGGGGATTCTGTAAAATTGATGATGGCCCTCAATGCACATATGAGCGGTAAGATTGGTGCCTTCACAACCGTTAGGGGCATGGGCACAAGTGAATACAACAGGGCACTCAAAGACGCACAAGACTTCATAGCCGATTACGCAACGCGTATGTACGGATCAGGCACTACACAGGATGACGAGGGCAGCGGAACTGCAGGCGCGGGCGCGGGCACACGTCCCCGTAGCGTGATAGACTCTGCACGAATGGCCGGAATTAACGCCGGTCCTGCGACTAGCAGCCGTGCTGCTTCGAGTGCAATTGTTCGCGCTCAGTTGGAAAGCGCAGCCCAGCGCTATAGGGATAGCGGCCAAAAAGCAGCAGACGAAGCGCGTAGACAAGAAGAGTTTCAGCCCGTCTATGATCCGTCGCAAGTACGCAAGGAAGAAAAGGCTCTGCAACAAGACCCCGGCATGTTTGGGGATGACGACGACGGCGGCGGCGGTCCTCAAGACTACGGCCAAGATACAACCTCTGGATATGATTTTAGCGGACAAGACTTTACTTATGGGTATTTTGCAGACGGTGGCCGTGTTGGCATGCAGATGGGCGGAACCGCTCCACAGGCTGCACCAGCGGGCTTTGTAGAGCGTCCGCCGTCACAGGTATCCGAAGCGGCTACTGTGGCTGACGACAAGCCTATGAGCGTCCCAGAGGGCACGTTTGTCATCAACGCTGCAGCCGTCGAGATGGCTGGCGAATCAGACATATCTAAGATGCTTAACAAGGCGTATGAAAATTACCGCGTCCGTGGTGGCAAGGAAGTTATGGGACGAACCCCGTCTAAGGAAGAGGTTGACGTGGCCGTATCTCGTGGTGAAGTAATTGTACCGCCACATATTGCCAAAATCATTGGCTATGACCGCCTCGAAAAGATCAACAATCGCGGTAAGAAAGAAACGTCGAAGCGCATCGAAGAGAACGGCCAACGCCCAGCGGGTGCTGCAGGGGGTGGATTTCTCGATGCGGGAAAGTACGCAGAGGGCGGGGACGTAGGTGAGGATATTCCTTTCGATCAGTCTGCGACCCTTGATGACGCTAATCGCAAAGAGTTTAAGACGTTCTTGAGCAGTAAGAGACAGCGAGGAGATGTTGAAAAGCTTATAGACAACATGGATGATCGCGGGCGACTGTTTCTTTTAGGTCTGGTAGAGACGACAGCATCTACGGATTCGCTAGAGTCTATGACGGGTGTTATGCAGACTGCCATCAATCGGGCCAATACTGATCGTCCAAGCTTCAAGAAAGTAAATGATCTGGCCTCTGTGATGAAACAGAGATCGTCACGTGGAAGCGGCAGTCGCATGTTTCAGTATGATGGGTTAGAGCCTAAAAAAATTACACCGCGTCTGCAGGAAGTTATGCAGGGACGGGTTCCTAGCGCAGTTACTAAGCTGTTTACAGCAGCAGAAAACTTGATGAATCCGGAAACAGAAGGCCAACGTCCCCTTCCCTTTGACGTAATGTTTTACACGAAACCTGATGCCCCCCTAGCAAAGGATTTCGAAAATAATCCTATGATGAGATACTTTACAAGTTTTGGAGGGCATGACTACTACGCTCTCGACGCAGCCCCAGAAGGGACTCGCAAATAATTCGCTGGCTACCCGCTAACAACGGCCCCAGCACAACCGGAGCGGCTACCTACACGCCAAAGTAGCCCCGCTATCAAGAGGTAATAAAATGGCAAAAGCAAGAGGCCACCGTGCCAACAAACCTAACGACTCATTCGGAACAATCAACAATGACTCGTTATATCGTGGAAAGCACCGCGAAGATGTCTACAAAGACGACGAAGACAACGAAGCGGAAGAGACTGTAGAAGCACAAGACGCGGACCCCGAAGAGGCTACTCCGCAACAAGCAAGCAGTTTCGTAGAACAAAAGCAACAAGAAGCTGAACACGATTACAAGAAACGATACGACGACCTCAAGCGTCACTACGATACAAAGGTAAACGAATTCAAGCAGGAAATCGCGGAATTAAAAACGGTTATGCAATCTCCTCAAGCACAGATGCCGAAGGGGGTAGCAATGCCAAAGACTCCAGAAGAACTGCAAGCATTCAAAGATCAGTATCCAGAAGTGTTTGAAGTCGTACAAACCGTTTCATCCTATCAGGCTGAATCACAAGTTGCCGAACTCCGCGAGGAACTAGGCACGATCAAAGAGCGTGAAAAGGAACTCGAAAAGCAGAAGGCTTACCAGCAACTGCTCAATCATCACTCCGACTTCGACGAGATCAAGTCAGATGAAAAGTTTCTTTCGTGGCTCGAAGAACAGCCTGAGTCAATCTCAGATGGCATCTACAAAAACAATACAGATGCTAAATGGGCGGCACGGGTCATAGACCTCTACAAGGCCGATACTGGTGTACCGGCAAAAAGGAAGAAGACCACAAAGCCTTCCGCAGCAGATGCAGTTACTAAGACCTCCGCGAGAGAAGTAGCGACTGCAAAAGTAGACGGCAAGGTGTGGAAGGCTTCCGAAATCCGTAGTCTCAAGCCGTGGGAGTTCGAGAAACTCGAAGAAGAACTCGACTCTGCGCGTCAAGAGGGACGGATCGACCCTAACAACTAACCTTAACCTCAAGAAGGAAGGAAAGAACCAATGGCATTTGGTACTGCTGCAGGCTATGGTAACCTGCCCTCCGGTAATTTTGCACCGGAGATTTTCAGCCAAAAGGTTCTCAAGTTCTTCCGTCGTGCTTCGGTTGTAGAAGACATTACAAACACCGACTACGCGGGCGAAATTGAAAACTTTGGCGACACGGTTCGCATCATCAAAGAACCAACAGTCACTGTCAGTGCATACACACGGGGTTCCGTTGTAAACGCACAAGACTTGGCTGACGATCAAATCACGATGGTTGTCGATAATGCAAACGCTTTCGCGTTTAAGATCGACGACATCGAAGAGCGGCACTCGCACGTAAACTTCGAAGCACTTGCTACCTCATCTGGTGCATTTGCCCTGAAGCGTAAGTACGACGCCAATGTCTTGCAAGCCATGTCAGATGGTGCAGGCATTGCAGGTGCTGACGATGCCTCACTCTCCGGCGGGTTGACTACTACCAACTCTGCTCTGGGTACAGCATCCGCTCCAATCAACGTAGAAACCGACGATGCAGGCATCAACCTGATGCTGCTGATGGCACGTTCGCTTGACGATCAGTCTGTGCCGGAAGAGAATCGCTGGTTCGTAGCACCGCCGATCTTCTACGAGAAGATGTTCCAAGCCGGTAATAAAATGGCTGAAGTTCAGGTAACCGGCGATGGTACTTCACCACTGCGTAACGGTCTTGCTGTACCGGGCACCCTTGCTGGTTTCCGCTGCTACAAGTCCACCGCACTCAACTCGACAGCAGGCACCGATCAGGTAACTCTGTCTGGTGTGGCAACTGATGCCTCTGAGAATGTTATTCTCGCAGGTCACATGTCGTCCACCTCCACTGCTTCGCACATTGCTAAGACCGAAGTGGTTCGTTCAACTGAGTCGTTCTCTGACGTAATTCGTGGTCTGCACGTTTTTGGTCGCAAAGTTCTGCGTCCAGAAGCTGTCGTTCGCGGCGTCATCGACTTTGCGTAAGGGGAGATATATAAATGGCTACTTATGATCGTACCGTTACTGGTGGAGGAACCGTTGGTCATCCGGCTAACCTGCCTCGCCCGTATGTTATCACCTCTCCGGTCTACGACGCGGTTGATAACACGTCCCTCGCTGGGGCTGATATTGTCAAGATGATCGATCTGCCTGCAGATACGATGGTAATCGGCGGCGCTCTTGAAGTCCTTGAGGCTTCGGGCAACTCCTCCGTGACGCTTGACGTAGGCACCAGCACTGACGTTGACTCACTGGTTGACGGCGGCGCAAGTAACGCTGCTGCAATCATCCAGTTCAACCTGAAGGCTGCAGGCGTGAATATGGTCACTGCTGCTGACTCTGTTCAGGTGACTGTGCTTGACTCCGGATCATCCGGCACGACTGCACTGCGCTTCCGTGTACACGCCGTCGTATGCGACGTGTCACAGAACCCTACTGAGTCTGCTACAGTTTCGACTGGCACATAATAATCTTGGGGGCAGGGCAACTTGCCCCCTTTACTCTTTACTCAATTTATGTTATAAGCAATAACCTTTGCGGGGGATACACCTATGGCACCTAAAGCACCAGCCAAACCAAAGAAAAAAAAGTCGGGCAGTCCTACGCCTAAGAACAAGGCTCTCTACTCTCGTGTGAAAGCAGAAGCAAAGAAGAAATTTGATGTTTACCCATCAGCGTATGCAAATGCTTGGCTTGTTCGTACATACAAGAAGCGTGGTGGGACGTACGCCTAATGGCTAAACCGAAGGGCGGCTTAACGAAATGGTTCAAGGAAGACTGGCGGGATGTAAAGACCGGCAAGAAGTGTGGTCGTTCCGGATCAGAAAAGAAGAAGCGGCCCTACCCAGCATGTAGGCCAGCCAAAGTTGCCAAGCGCATAACCAAGAAAGAAGCAGCAAAGAAGACCGGACCACGCAAAGTGAACTGGTCTGTAACAGCTTCGGGCAGAAAAAGGAAGAAGTCCAGTGGC